GATATGTTGGGGAGAGTTTTGTTACTGATGAAATTCGATCAGACTTACTACAGCTAGGATGGACTATCAAAGAATATCCTCAGAGCGAACAGGTTGATGCTATCTAGGGAGTTCCTATTAAAAAGAGGGTACTGCTGCCCCTTGGATGCTTTAACTGCCCTTATAACGAGCAACCAGAGGGCTTGACAAAGGAACCAGAGGACGTTAAACTAGAAGTGAAAGACGAATCATCTACTAAAAAGGAAAAGCAATGAACGAGTCAGTAAATCAAGCTATTTGTGATTTCTATAATAGTGTTTGGAATTATATGAAAGCTGAATATAAGCCAAAGTGGGCCAGACTTTATAATGCTGAAGATACTTTGGATGAAATGATTCAGATTACTGGACAGTATTATCTTGGCGGGAACAATGTTGTAGATACCGCCGGAGATATTGTGACTCTTCTTAAAAAGAGACATAAGTGACCTACTCTGATTTTAAAAACAAAATTGATCATGATCTTAAAAAGTATGGTTTAAGGTATGGTCAAACAGTTATGAATTCCTTATCAGAAGTTTGGCCCGATAAGCATAGAGAATTAATCTCAACAGACTTAGATTGTTTTTATAACGATAACAAAACCGATACAACACTAAGCTATCTAGAAAAAGCATGGAATCATGAAACAGTTAGATAAAAAAGATCCATTTTTTGATATAGATACTTATATCAATCGTCTGGAAAAAACAATAGAACAGCAAAAATATACAATAGAGTCTCTTAAAAATGAGATTAGAACCCAAAGAAAAGAAATAGGTTCTTTGCGAGAAGAACGCAGATCGCTATTAGATCAAGACAAGCCGCCGATGTTCGACCACAACCTATGGATAGAAAATGGAGATAATAATGAAAGATAAGACAGAAGTTTTTGCTATTGGTACTGACGTTAAACTGGCTGAAGATGTATTCGGCAAGGTAACAGGGATTAATATTCGTGGAAATAATTCGATCAGCTATGAAATTGGCTGGTGGAATGGACGAAGTTATGACTGCAAGAGTTTTGCTGACTATGAAATTGAAAGCACTCTATCTACAACAAAGCAAAGAATTGGTTTTGCTTGAAGTCTTGACAAGAGAAAACCGATAAGATAGAATGAGGAACTGGATGGATTGGGATTTTACTTGGTTAATCGAACTAACTTTAGTGATTATTGTATTTTTTGTTTTTGGTTATTTTTTAGGGGTTAACTGGTGAACTCTACAGCTACTAATTTTCATGACCATATTAACATATGGTTAGATGCTCTTGAAGTAAAAGCTAAAAAACAGACCTATGGAGATGAACAAGCTGTTTATTATTTCTTCAAAGAGAATAAGAAATACTACAAGATTACTCAAGTTTGGGAAGGTGTTGAGACTATTCATGCTTTCGTAGATAAAAACACCGGAGATGTTTATAAGCCAGCAAGCTATAAAGCTCCATATAAAGATGCTAGATACAATCTATTTCATGACCACAAAAAACTTATTGATGAGTGTGATTGGGCAGGAAGTTATTTATACAAGAGGATGGGATGACTAATAAAGACCAAATTAAAAAAGCATTAGAAACAATAGGCACAGAAAAAGCATTACAGTGTTTGATTGAAAGCATTGACGAGAGTACAGAATGGAACAAGGCTCCAATCTGGAAATTTAAGCTTATTGAAAATCTAGAAGATGCCTACAATTCATATATGGATCAATTTAGTAAGGAGACTACTAATGCGTCTTGATTTGGCTATGGGATTAAAGGTTGGAGACAAGATTGTTAATGTGTTTATGGATGAGCTTGTTATATCAGCAATAGACCATAGTTATGATCCAAAACCACCAGTATTTATAGCATTAGATACTATGCTACAAAAACATTATTATTGGTTTGATGATATTTATTATCCAGACTTGTCTGATATTTGCGATGAAGAGAAAAGTTTTGTTCTTTGGGCAAAAGATAATAGACAACTTGTTGGAGAAAATTCTCGTCTACTTAAAACTGTTTATATGCAGGGATTCTCTATGGGATTTGATCATAAGAGAACAATTTCCCATGAAGAGGCTATGCAAAAATGAGCGAGGCATATGATCCTAACTGGAATCCAGACGATTACGATATGACACTCAAGTATGAGCCTATGAATTTGTCTAAAGTCAGCAGTATCCTGTCACAATATAAAGGACAGCAGGTTTTAGATTACATCATTGAGCTATATAAGTTAATTGAATATCAAAAGAAAAGAATATTTGAGCAAGAAAAAGAGATCATTGCTTTGCGACATGAAAAAGCATGGAAGCATTATGATAAACCTATAGAAAATTACGATCCAACCACAAGAAAGTATGTTGACAAACCACCCAAGTCTGGTAACATGAGTTGTTAATATGATGATCTCCGAAATCAAAAAATGGGCTAAAACACAGGGTTATGAAGTAATTAAAGACAAGGAAGATGGTCTTTATTATTGGGCTAAGTTAGATGCTGGGCCGGATGCTAGTGGAGTAGCAAAAAGTGTTAGCAAAGTAGCTACCGCTATTTTTAATCATATGACAGAAGATAAATGGGTTGAACATCAAACCAAGTTTAAAGAAGAAAAAGCCGATGTTAAATTTACAGTGAGCGATTATTAATGTATATTTTGCAATTAAATCCTCCTATCAATGTTTTTACTCCAAAAGGAGAAGGTTTTGCTAGATTGGTTATAGATTATGGGCCAGACATTAATACTATTTGGGTAGTAGATTTGTTCTCAACAAGAGAGTGTATTCATGTAGATAGTCATGAGATATACTTTGGTGCTAATCCTATGTGGAATTTACAGGAGCCAAATATTCCTTCAGAAAGAACAGTACCGTGAGCAATTACCTAAATATAGACATTCCTCCATTTTGGTGTTTTCTTGATACGGGCTTTCTAAACGATGAACTCCCTAATGTCAAAAATGAAAGAATAGTGGTTGAAGTTTTTAGCTTCACCAGCATCCCACAAAGATGTGGTATGTTTTCTATTATGACAGAATATGGAAGTCAACACGCCAGAGTTCCAATTCATTATCTAAGAGGTAATGATGAGGGAGGTAGCGAATATCCATTGGACTGGATACAACTGTGGGATAGTATGAGCTACTATGTGTCGTGCAATATTAATGAATATACAAAAAACAGAGCAGCTAAAATAATGCTAAAGGATCATTCATTACATAGATCCAAATATTTGTTTACTTTAGATTGGTGTTTTGGCCCACAGTACAAATCTGGTTATGGTGAAATGGCTGCTGGTCATAAATGTGGTCATGTATTCTTAGGTGAAGGTGGACAATTTTTTATACAACCAAACAATAGGGTACTGTGGATGGATGGAGGAAGTTTTATCAGTAGAACATTTGACAAGAAACCAGATTGGAAAGTTTTTAGCAAAGAATTTAGTTGTGAGCATACTGGTAGTAGGTGGGTAAGCAAATCAGAAGAAGAAGAATACTTTTATGAATTTAAAGAGGCAAAAGAATAATGTATGTCAAATTTGTGTCTAAATCAGACGAATGGTTTGATGCTGGAACAGAAGTTTTTGATGCTACAATATGTGATTGGGGCAGAATTACCAAAAGAATGACTCTTGATAGCTATCATAATACTTGGCTAAAAGCAGGACATATACTTGGTAGAGGTTTAAGAAATGGTTTTTGGGATGAAGAACTTTGTCCATTAGAAGAGTTTGAAATATTATATACGGAGGATCAAATATGAGTGTAAAACTAATTAGTGTAACTCCAGACGCAGAAAAACTAATGAGCTATTGTGCGAGGGTCAGTAACCCGAAAAATCAGGATTCAGATAATTACGCAAAACTATTAGCTTACTGTATTAAAAATAAACATTGGTCGATATTTGAAATGGCGAGTATGGGTCTTGAGGTGAATACCACAAGAGGAATAGCGGCTCAAATTCTTAGACATAGAAGCTTTAATTTTCAAGAGTTTTCTCAGAGATATGCAGACACGACACTATTAGCAGAAGAAATTCCATTATTTGAATTACGCAGACAAGACGATAAAAATCGTCAAAATAGTATAGATGATATTCCAGATGAAGTTAGGGCTAAATGGGGTATGAGAATTAGAGAACATTTTGCTAAGGCTAAATCTATTTACGATGGAATGATAGCTGATGGAATAGCTAAAGAGTGTGCTAGATTTATTCTACCATTGGCAACTCCTACTCGTTTATATATTCATGGAAATATCAGATCATGGATTCACTACATAGAATTACGATCTTCTAATGGGACTCAAAAAGAACATATGCTTATTGCAGAAGAAGCAAAAAGAATTTTTTCAGAACAATTTCCTACTGTATCGGAGGCATTAGGATGGTAAAGAAAGAGCTTATTGTTACCGGACAATTACAAGACTCAGACGGACAAAAACTTATTCTTCATGGTTCTTTTTTTGAATCTTCAAGAGAAGCAGCGATACAAAAATTTCATGAATATTTTGAACCAGATCTCAAAGTAATGAAAATCTATTCTGTTGTTAATGAACAAGGACAATTAGTATAAACAATGGAAACTAAATCTAATTTAACAATTAAAATAGTTAGAGAATTGCTTGATCATGGATTCTCTGTTTTGCTATACAATCAAGAAGAATTAGAGGGAGCTTGTGGTGGATGGTGTTCTATAGAGGATAATGAAAAAGAATTCGCGGTAGCCATGAAGCATCACATGGGTTTTGAAATACTTATTCATGAATACTGTCATTTCCTTCAATGGAAAACTGATCGTAAATTGTGGGATAGAAGTATGGAAACATATGATATTCTTTTTGATTGGATTAGTTATCCTTCTTTGGTTGCTAGTGCTTTTATTAAAGACTACAAAGTCACTACAGAAGAACTAGACAAAAGTCTACACGATATTTTAGAGATAGAACATGATTGTGAAAAAAGAGTTTTAAAACTGGTCAAAAATTGTCCTATCGAAGATTTTGACACAGATAAATATATACGAGCAACTAATGCGTATTTATGGAGTTATCATCTCAATAGAGAATTAAGACTACGACCAAAACGTCCAATATACTCACAAAGAGTATTAGAACATATGCCTAATACTTTTAATCCCGATCTATCTTTTTATCTAGATCGTCATAATCTTACTGATCCTATTCGACAAGCATTGCTGGTTGAATACGAATAATTCTCAAGTCTGGCTTGACAACTTGACGATACTAGGATATAATTCCGGCACAGGAGACACTATGAATAAACTTGGACTTTGCTGCATATCCCTCAAGTTGAAAGAACAGGGATTTGGTCATCAGACTATGACCTTTAAACGATTCAGTTCTTTGCCGCGAGAAGAAGCACTAGAGATTCTTGGTGATAGAATCAAAAACAATCTAGAAGTAACCAATAAAACAATTCAATTTTGTGCAGAAAACAATTATGTTTATCGTGTTAGTAGCGACATTTTTCCTCTTATTACTTACGATGAGGCTAATGTGAGTCTTGAAGATTTGCCTAATTATGACGAAATACAAGATGCGTTTGACAATCTTTCAGAAACTATTTCCTCTACTAGCGTTCGTGTTTCTGCTCATCCAAGTGAATTTAACAGTCTGGCTAGTCTCAACGAAAAAGTTATCGAAAAAACCATTACAGAACTCAATTTCTACAGCAGTTTCTTTGACAGAATTGGACTTCCAGCAGATCGTAGATCTCCAATGAATTTCCATATTCATAATAATAATGGAACCAGAGAAGAAATTGCTCACAGGTTCTACAACAACTTTAAGAAACTGGACAATAACTGTCAGGCTCGCATCACAATCGAAAACGATGACAAACTTAACTGCTGGAGTGTGAAAGAATTAGTAGATATCTTCCATCCGATTACTCGTATTCCAATATGTTTCGACTATTTACATCATAAGTGCCACCCAAATGGTCTTACAGAACGTGAGGCTATTAATATGTGTTGGGATACTTGGCAAACTAGACCGCTTTTTCATTATAGTGAAAGTAGAGAAGGAAATAATCCAAGAGCGCACGCAGATTATCCAGAAAATACTTTTGATAATTATGGTCTTGAGTTTGATATTGATCTAGAACTAAAAGCAAAAGACTTGGCTCTTGCAAAATATGATTCGTTACTAAACTGTGTTTCTTAAATATAAGGAGATAATTATGGCTCAAATCGGTGCAATTTCAATTAGTCCCAATGTCAATACTCAAGCAATCATTAACTTGCTGAAGGAAGATAAGAAGATTACTATTGGTCAGGAACAAACTGCTCCCGATGGCTCTCGCTATATCCCCATAGAGAAGAACTAAAATGTCGGCTAACCTTATTCTTATTACTGGTATAATATATCTTTATATAGCCATTGAACAAGGTTATCTACATAGTAACTATGGTATGTTTATAGCCTATCTTGGTTATGCAGCAGCTAATGTTGGACTGTATATGTTAGCTTCAAAATAAAGAGGTACTTATGAAAGAACCTAAAAGAATCAAACTTAATCCAGAAACTCCAACACCAAAAGAGGTTACTAAACACAGACTACCCCCATTAAATAAAACTGAATGGGATGCTTATGGTCAAGATAATGATGATACTTATACTCCTATAGATTTGGATAAAATAAATAGACTATTGGATGAAAGTAATGAAAATAATTCACAAGACCATTAAGAAAGCCTACGAAAATTGGGAACCGAATCCTCTTGTTCGTTGTTATCATTATTGTGCTGCTTTTGATGGTAACAAGATGATAGAATTTGCTCAGAACAATCCTGTTAAAATGAGTACCAAAGCATTTAGGATTGGCAAAAGATTTAATATCCCCAAATATTTGGAGTATCCTTATGTACATAGTGAATCTCATCTTATTTCTAAATTACTTGATCGCTATAACTCCATTGATCCTAATTGGAGCGTATGTGTCTTACGAATTAACAGACAGGGATTGATCCTTGGAAGCAAGCCATGTGTTAATTGCTCTAAGCTATTAAATGCTGTGGGATTAAATAATATCTATTATAGTGATGATGATGGAAACTTTGTTTGTCCTACTAAAACCATCAAGATTGAACACATGGTAGACATTCCTTATGTTTGAACCAGAGTGGATGGAATATTTTGAGAGAGAAGCTCCGTTTTCATATTACTGTATTATTTTTTTAGGGTACTTAATTAAGATATTGTTTTATTTTTCGTATGTTATACTCTTGATATTTTTATTTGTTCCTCTTTTCATGATATATTCTGGCACAAAAGCTATTAAAATCAAACTAGTAGAAGATAAAAAACATAAAAAACTACGCAAAGAAAAAGAGAAACAAGAACAGCTTCATCAGAATCTATATTTAGACCATCTAGACAGAAATATAAAAAAGAAAAAGAAACACAAATAGTTTCTAAAGTCTGCCTGTTGACAACTCCGATACTTGTGGTATAAAACATGAGTTGTTGCCGCGTCATTTTGGAGAAACTATGAATTGCATTTATTGCAAAAATTGTGTTGGTGTTGAAAGATATGAGTTTCTTGTAGAAACTAATAGAAATATTGTATGTAAGGAATGTTCAGCAGAACAAAAAGCTGTTGGATATATGGATTGGGGACATAAGACCGCACCAAGCCTGGTTATGGTTCCAAGCAATGCTAAAGAGACTATTAGGATTTTGAACAGAGCAAACAGGAGAGCTAGATGACTAATGAATTTGAGCTTGAGGGACTATTGTTTAAGCAGGTTGAGAAACCTAAAAATCATTTGATGACTAAAGTTATTAATGTATTCCATGACTATTATCGAATTAATGTTTATACTCAGATTGAAGAAGAGGGATTGTTGAAGCGAAAGATTTCTCAAAGCTATATGACAACTTTCAGAAACAATGTTTTGACTATTATTCCAGATCCAGACAAAAGACCAGACGATCTTAAAAAGAAGTGGTGAATTATGCCAATAGCAACTTTAAAATTTAAACTACCAGAAGAACAGTACGAGTTTGATACGGCTGTTAAAGCCAATGATGCTAAAAGAATGTTGTGGGATTTTTCTCAACAATTACGGTCTTGGCAGAAATATAGCAATGATTTTACCGATGCGGGTGATGCTCTTGACAAGATTAGATCAGAATTTCACAGATTAGTTAATGAATATAATATCAACATAGACTAAGGAGATTATTATGCCACTTTTTGAAGTTAATACCGTTTCTTTGTTTCGACATAAGTATGTGATTGAAGCTAAGAATCTTGAACACGCTTATGATACTGTATTGATTGATAAGCCAGAAGAGCTGACTCAAAAACATCTTGAAGAAACTATTCTTGATGGTCGAAAGATTGACAGAAAAGAATTTGAAAGACTTTGTGATGAATCTCTTAACGATAGTACAGAATTAAGTAACGCTCATCTTGGAACACGAATTATACACAAGGTAGATTACAATGAGTCCTGAACTAACAGCTAAATTAATCTCAGCCTATCCTGAACAGTTTAAAAATCTTACATGGATAGAATGTGGGGATGGTTGGTTTAATATCCTATCCAAGCTATGTTATATTGTAGATAATCGTCTTCATTACAAGCAAAAGACTAATGAGCCTCTAGATTTTTTCTGTTGGAGTCAAATTAAGGAAAAGTTTGGTGGGCTAAGAGCCTATGCTTATGGCGCTGATGATTTTATCAAAGGAGCAATAGATATGGCAGAAAGTATGAGTTATACAACTTGTGAAGTTACTGGAGAAAAAGGAAAGCTTCGTAAACAAAGAAGAGACAATGAAGGAGAGCCGGTTATGGCATGGATAAAAACTCTTTGTGATAGTGAAGCAGAAAAAGAAGGCTATATTATCTAAATTAGTGACTAAATCAAAAAATCGAGAATACTCTAAAGATTCCCTCTTGACAGTGCCGATAAGTGAGATATACTTAGGGTGTAACGTCAACAAACACAGGAGAAAAGAAAATGGGTAAGGGTCAAAAAACTTGTGAAAAATGTGGAGCTACCACAGGCCCGCGAGCTTATATGTGTCCTAAGTGCAATGCTCCGTTCGTTTTTAAGGCAAAGAGCAAAGAAGCAAAGAACACAAAGATTATTCGTGACTTTAATTGGAAGGAACTGATTAAAGGAGATAGAATTAGAGTTGGTGGAGGCCCATACTTTGTGAGGGGTGCTGAGTTCATCCCGATGGGTTATAGGGGTCGTTTTGTTGTGGAAGGGATTGACCAGCATGGAATTAAAGCATGGGGTCTGGACAAGCACCAAGGCTTCTGTCACATTTATATGGGGCCAGATATTCAGAACAAAGAGACTCATGTTTGGAAAATTAAGCATAAGCTTATGAAACTTAAACCAAAGGTGGAGGCGTAATGTCTCTTACTCAAGAACAAAAAGATCAAATCAATATTCTGCTTGACAATAGAGATAAGATAGTAAACAGTCTCTATCATATTGAGCGTATTTTAAAGACTTATTTTCCAGAAGAATTTGAACGAGCTATCCAATTCTATCTGCCTCAAATTACCACTGCTCTTTATGAGGATAAAAAGTGGCTAAGTAGAGGGGAGTATAGTTTGCAGAACACTATTGACAATCTGTTGGAGCGGTGTAAAATTAACGAGAGTGGCAAGGGTACTACAAAATATCTTTAATTGGAAGAAACGATGGAAAGCTATAGTATTATTGACTTGGAAGGTTATGCCAAAGCTATGAGAGAGGGTGCTGCATCCTCTTTTGAAAAAGACTATACAGAAAATTTGGATGAATTTATCTCTATTGGTCAGGTAATTAACTTGATCAAAAAAAATAACCTTGGACTTGACGAAGAAGGTAATTATCTTATCAACGAACAGATTTTTGATGATGTATTCAATGATATTAGAGATTGGCTTTATGGAGTTGGTCTAGCTAAACTTGCTTCAAAAGGATTCGTAGAATGTGCTTGGGATAACGAGTCTAACGACATGGTTTTTTGGTTGGCAAATAAAGACAAGACAAGTATTTCTGCAAAACCCTCAAAGGACAATGATGAGTAACTATTTGAATATTAGGAACGTCAATCTTTTTACTAAAAGCATTAGAAAAAACGTAGTAATGGTTTTTCCCAGATCATACCATCATCAGGTAGACAACTTGATTTCATTAGCTCAAGCAGAAAACTTGGTTAGAAAATATATTGAACCAGGATATAATGATGAGTTCATAATTTCTGAATGTAACTATGATCATCTTTGTGCCGAGATTAAAAAATGGATTTACAACTCAAGCCTGAGCCAAGTAGCCTCGTCTGGAAAAATAGAGTGTGCATGGGACGATGACTCTAATGAGATGATTTTTTGGCATCCTGAATCAAACGAAACATTCAACACTATTAAATAATATGTCAAAAGAAGAAATACAACAACTAAAAGATCAAATTCATGACTTGAAAGAATATTTATATTCTGACTTGTGTAAGGCTTGTGGAGATGCAGCATTAGCTCTAGATAAAATTAGTCAAAGATTAAATCAACTAGAGTCTCAACAAAATTCCTAAAGGTCTTGACAGTGGTTGGTCGATATGATACAATAACTCAACACGGGGCGGAAGGTAAGCCGGTTGCATCCGACACTCTTATAAGGTGTTCATAGGTTGGTTCGACTCCAACTCGCCCTACTTTAAACAGGAAGGATTCTGATGAGACTTCAACCATTAACGGCTATTTTTGCAGGATTATTCCTAACTTCACTAGGATTTAACTTCCTACTTTATTCAGATATTCAAAGACTAAAAAAGTTGTCAAACAAGCCAGCAAGGATTATTATAGAAAGAACTCCAGAAATTCATATCAAACCAAAGTTTTGGGGGTATACTAAAGAACGGGCGATTCCTGGTATCGACAGGTAAAAAGAAATATAAATTGCATTGACTGGTTGATCGACCGGCCAGTATAAAAGTCGATTAAAAATGTTAATTGGCGAAGTTTCAACTCTCGCTCTCGCTGCCTAATTAATTAGGTAATGAGTGGGGCGGCATGAGCCTTATTACCAAATCATGCTGACTCCGATATTCGGATATGGTAGTCCTACCAGACATAAATAGGAATGATGATTGTACTCAATCTGACTCAGATAATTCTGATAGCTTTGTTATTTGTGTGATAACAAGTAACTAACAATGTAGAAGTTTATATAGACGTTTATAATGGACGGGGTTCGATTCCCCAATCGTCCACTTAATATTATGAGAAAAATTTGTACTTACTGTGGAAAACGTAAAAACTTAGCAAGTTTTCCCAAACACACTATGTACAAAGATAATCTTGATAGCAGATGTCGCAAGTGTGTTAAAAAACATTCTAAGATTAGAGTTAAGCTACATAAAAAAGCGCCACCAAAACCAGAAGTATGTGAGTGCTGTAAAAAGGTTCCCTACAAATGGGCCTTAGATCATGATCATGATGATAATAGTTTTAGGGGCTGGCTCTGTGAACCTTGCAATACTGGCATAGGCAAACTGGGTGATGATTTTCAGAGCATCGTTAACGCTATGAATTATTTTCTTTCAAGACAAAAACGATATGAAAAATAAGATTAAAGAACACCTAGCAGAAAACAATATGACATACTGGCAACATTTTAGGTTTGCTGTATTTTTTGGATGCTTATCTTTATTGGCTGGATTTTGTTTGATAATTCATGCGTTTTTTCCATGTTGGTTTCAAACTTCTGGCAGCGATTTGGTTCAGTCTATGGCGATAGTATTTAAGAAACGAAACCGATTAGATGATACTTGACAAAGGGACTACCGTATGGTAGAATTGGGACAACACAGGAGAAAATAAAAATGTCGTTTGAGCATCTTAATGGTTTTGTTCGTGATTTGAAGTCAACTAGCAGCACACTTGATAAAGTTGGCATTATTGAGGATTATACTTCCTCTAATGAGAGTGGAGCAAATTTTCTTAAAAAGATTCTGCTCTATACTTATCATCCTCTTTGGCAGTACAATGTAACTAGTGATAATCTTAAAAAGAAAAGTCATCTGCGTGGTAAAGTATACAAGTCTATATTTGATCTGTTGGATGCTTTGAAGAATAGAGAAATCACAGGTCATGATGCTATTGGAGCAGTTAATAGCTTTATTGACAACCAAAGAGAATACGAAGAACTCGTTCATTGCATCATTGACAAGGATTTGAAAACCCGTGCTGGAGATAAGCTGATTAATAAGGCTATTCCAGATCATATCCCAACATTTAGTGTTGCTCTAGCGGACAAGTATGTTCCTAAAATCGTAGACTGGAAGGATGGATGGTATGTTAGCAGGAAGATCGACGGTGCTAGATGTATTGCTATTGTTGATAGTAATGGCAATACTACCTTTTATTCCCGCACGGGAAAAATCTTTGATACTCTTGATATTGTTAGCGGTGGGATTAAAGCTTTGGGACTTACTAATGTAGTTCTTGATGGAGAGCTTTGTCTGGTTGATGAAGAGGGTAACGAGGATTTTCAAGGAGTAATGAAGGAACTTCGCAAGAAGGATCATACTATTCCCAATCCTTCCTATAAAATTTTTGATATGATTACTCATGATGAGTTTTATAGCCAGAAGGGAGAGAAAAATCGACCATTTAGTATCAGGCTCAAGAATCTTACAGAGATTATGAAGAAGAACGAATGTCCATGCTTGACACTTCTGGAGCAATCCTTGATTAAGGATGAAAACCATTTCCAAGAATTTGTCAAAGAATCTACTGAGAATGGCTGGGAGGGGCTTATGCTTCGATCAGATGCTCCATATAAAGGAAAGCGATCCAAAGACCTACTCAAATATAAGTCATTCTTTGATGATGAATATGAGGTTCTAGATACTGAAATGGGGCCATTCCGTTATGTTAAGGATGGTGCAGAATGTGAGGAAACTATGTTGAGTTGTGTTATGATTCAGCATAAGGGACATACTGTACGAGTTGGGTCTGGTTTTAGTATCGAACAAAGACAAGAGTTTTATAAGAACCCTAAGAAGATTCTTGGCAAGATTATTTTGGTACAATATTTTGAGGAGACAGAGAACGAAAAAGGCGGTATCTCTTTGAGGTTTCCTACATTTAAATACCTATATGGAGATTCTAGAGATACCTAATCTTCTTCAAAAAACTGGGAACAATTTGGGACATTTGGTGTAACTATGAGTAGGAGAAAACCAAATGAAAAAGAATAAAATCTGCTCTTCTTGTAAAGTAGAACATAATGAATGGAAAAAAGGAACATGGTGCAAAAATTGCAATAAAAAATGTCAGCAAGAATGGTACAAAAAGAATAAAGCCAATGTATTAGATAGGGTTACTAATAATTACATTCAAAATAAAGACTCTAAGCTAGAATATGCTAAAAAATATAGAGAAGAAAATAAGGACAAGGTACAAGAATATTTTGACAAGCATAAAAAAAAGATATATCAACAAAGAGCAAAAAGAGAGAAAGCAAGAAGAAAACAGGACGTGTCTTTTAAAATAGCCTATAATTTAAGGACTAGATTAAGAACAGCCATCAAGAATAATAAAAAAACGACAACGACCTTAGATTATTTAGGATGCACAATAAGTGAGTTAAAAATTCATCTAGAAACTAAATTCACAATTGGAATGAGTTGGGACAATTATGGAAAATGGCATATAGATCATATATTACCATGTTCATCATTTGATATGTCCAAAGAGTCAGAACAAAAAAAATGTTTTCACTATACAAATTTACAACCATTGTGGGCAATAGACAACATCAAGAAAAGTAATAAGATTCTTCATGGAGAAGAAAGAGACATATAGAATTATGCCACCAGCATGGAAAGAGCTAGGTTTTAGAAGTTATGATGCCTATATAAAATCTAGACTATGGTGGAATATTAGGCAATTAGTCTTAGAAAGAGATGGTAAATGTTGTCAAGTATGTGGCACTCCTTCTAAAACAGTTCATCATATTGATTACACAAAAATTATCATGCTGGGTCAGGGAGATCAGCATGAATTAATTACATTGTGTGAACCATGCCATAATTTTGTTGAGCAAGACAAGCATATTGGTAAAAAGAAAAGCTTGTTAAATAAATTATTTTGTCAAAATAGCAAAAATACTTTAGATGAATGGCAAATTTGGGCTCAAGCATTTAATAGTGATATTCAATATAATTCAGAAAGACTATTTGAGCATAACCATATCAAGAGAAAGAAACATAAGAATAAAAACAAAAAGAAACCTATCTCTACTAATGCTAATAAACCAGAAGTAATAAATACAACATCGAAAAAAGAAGAATCGTCTTTAGATGTTATAAAAAATGAAATTGATAACTATATAAAGCAACATAAAAAGAAAAAAAAGCCTAAAGCTGTTGACAATAAAGATATTAGCAATTATTTTAAAAACAAAGATCAATCATGGATTAATTCTAAAGTAAAATACTATAATAATCTTAGTGAAGATGAAATTAAAAAACAACTACGTCAAGCTTTTCCATATTTTATAAATCTTCTATTGAATCATCCTAATGCTAGTGAAAAACTTAAAAGTTGCATAAGGCCACATTTCCAAAAAAATAAACCGAAAGAAACTTTTCAACAAAAAAGAATAAGACTAGAAGAACAATACCAAAAACAAAAAGCTAAAAAGAAAACTAAGCTATCTGGTAAACTGCCAGCATGGACTACTAATCATAAAACCATTATACCTAAACAAGAAAATCCATTGATGAAATATGTGAAGGAAGTAAAGGATAAAACCGATTGACCAATTTCCAGTAATGGTGTATTTAATTATCTCGCCTTACTGGAGACATTAAATGATCAAAGTTGTTCTTCGCTCTCTGATATATCCGTGGTTTATTCTATTCGTAGGATTTTCTATAGGTTTTATTTGTAATTCAGAATGGTTTGGCTACAAATATGTTCTTGTAGAAAGATCAGTACGAAATATATTTTTTCCAATAAAGTATGATGAAAGGATAGAAGAATGGGTTAAATCTAATGGACGATTAAGATTATGGGCAAGCCTAGACTGTCCAAAAGATTTTGAAATTATTCATGAGTTTGTAAAAGGAGAAGAGCATTATTGGGCTGTTTATAAGATCAAAGACAAAAACGGAAAAGAAATTAAAGATATTGGCAGTGTTAGAGTGAAATGGAAAACATGGGAATACTACTATAAATTAGATGAGATTTTAGATAAGTCTGGCGTTACGAAATTGGATTGATTCAAGAAACGGGGCTTGACAAGACGATAGGACTAGTGTAGAATGTGAGCATACACTTTGGAACCAACCTTTGAGGACATTATGACAGAGATTGTTGTTGAGAAAAAGCCGATTGTTATGAGTACCAGCAAGGCCGATGAGTTTTTCAAGAATTTTCCGAAGGATAAGGTAGTTGCCTATAAAGACTATTGGGAGAGTGTTCGCCCCAAGACTGACGAAGATATTTTCCGTCGCTATCTCTTTGCCTATTGTTCAGTGCATACCACTTGGCAGGGTAATGTCAAGGGATACAATGCTATCAAGAATTTTAGCGAATGGGTAGATAGTAAAGAAATTCTTTTGACAAAACTCCACAAGAGTGGTGTTGGGTTGCACAATAATCGCACCGCTTATATCTGGGATTTTAGCACCAAGTTTTGGGCTAATCCTAAAGATTTTTATCTGACCACAAAGAAGTATCATGTTAAGAAACGTGATAGTATCCTCAATAAGATTAGCGGAATTGGTCTGGCTAAGATTAGCTTTGCTCTTGAGATGATTCATCCTAATGAGGCTAGGGTACTCTGCGGAGATATTCATCAACTGAGGCTTTACGATGTTGAGGCTCTGAAGTATAATAAGAGCAAGATTGGTTCACAAATCTATAAGAAGATGGAGCGGCATTGGATGGTTAACTGTGGTAAATTGAAAGTCCCATCCTATGTAGCAAGGTCGATCTATTGGGATGATCTTCAAAAGAAAGAAGATAGTCGCTACTGGAGTTATGTACTAGAATCATGAGTCCAATGAGATTTCCTAGAGTTGCTATTATGAGAGATAATGAGATAATAGAGTATGGTTATCTGAATAAAGACATGCCTCAAGGAGATGGTTCTTATTTGTATGAAATTTATGGGGATTCATCAACACTATATATTGTAAAAGAGAACGAATTTTTGTATGTAGGAGAAAATGATGAGCCAAAATGGTAAAGGGTCTAAAAGAAGAGTCAGTCTAGTTTCTCAAGATACTTGGGACAAAAACTACGAAAGAATTTTTAGAAAGAAGAAACATGGGAAGCGTAACCAATCTAAAAGAAAATAAGACACTATTCATTCCGTGTTCTTGTAAGAGTGAGATATTGGTAATAGAATATGACCATGAAATTGAGTTGGCAGATTTGGCTATATTTGAGCATTATACAAACTATAGTAATAAGATGTCATTATGGCAGAGACTAAGGTACTGTTTTCAAGTTTTAGCATATAAAAAGCCCTATGCTGATCAGATGGTGTTAGACAAAAAACAACTCAAAGATTTACAAAAATTCTTAAATGGACTTAACCTGTAAGGTGTATAATATAAGGTTGTCAAACTCATATCAAGGAGGCTAATCATGGTTGTCAGAACAGCAACAGAATATATGAACGATCAATTAGCTAATAGAGTTAAATCTCTTCAGAAAGCTTTAAATCAAGCTGAAAAAATAATGAATACCCTTGAGAAAGAAAATCAAAGACTAAAAGACGTTCTTGCTAACCTAACGTCAGAAAATAATCAAGGTTATATACTCGATAGTGAGGCTTTTAATGAGCCAGTGCTTACAGTCTAAGAACAAAAACAAAAGAATAATAACACAAATTGGGGAATATGAATATTTGGTTGAGGGAGAAAGCGATTGGGCGAAATTTGGATGTCAATCAGATATCTCAATAATAACTTCTGCTAACTTAGACGGCGGGCCATTCTTGTTAGTTGGTGATTCATTCTTGGGTAAAGGAAGAATATCATCAATACAGAATATTGACAGTGGGCGGGATGGGTATATAATAATTAAGGTTACTCTATACTCACCAAAGGAAACATCATGATTTCAGAACTCATTCCCGTTATCGGTTATCATCAAGCAATGTTAATGTCTGGCTATTCAGAATATCAGATTCAACAAATTATTAAAGGATCTACT